GGCTTGAAGCCACCAATCTTATAGATTAGTTTCTTGATGGCACGCTTGTTACGCATACGAGCAGTGTCCTCACTACCTAGTTCCATCTCTTTGGCTATGTCATCAAAGTGCATAGCCTCCGCATAGCGTAGGAACAATAACTTCCTATCGTCTTTGTTTAACTTCCAGAATCCAAAGTCAACTTCAATCATCATTGCCATTAGGTTGCCACCCTCATTGGGTGCACTAGGTCTGCCTGGTCTGCCAAGATTTAACTGAGCAGTGATGTTGAAATCACCACGTAATACAGAGGGCAACAGTGCTTCGACCATATCGGATTCATAATAAAATAAATCGCTAGTCTCATAGCCACCTGACTTAGCCTTCCAACGCTGGCAATAATCTAATGCTTGGTTGCGTAGGCTACGATAGATTAAGTTCTTTGCATCCTTCTCACCGATTGCTTCCCACTCATTTAACTTATTAGGATGTTCAATGAACCACTGATACAAGGATTGTCTGATGTCATCAAAGTCTATCTCGAACTTACGATGGTATTCAGTAGCAACAGAGTCAACCACATAGTCCCAACGCTCAATGCGTGCCCACTCAATCATATAATCTTAAACCCTTGGTCAACGTGGATGAATCCAACCATCTTCATCTTGTTATTCTTATTAGCGAACTCAGTGGTGGATGGTAGCCACTTCTCTTCCCACTCAATATCTTTAAGGTCAAGCAAAGCGAATGCCCAGATACCTTCGGGCGTGGAGTTAAGATACCAGGGTGCAAGCCCTAACTTAGCGGACTCTTCAAGAAGGAAATCATACTTCATCTTCTCAATCAGTAACTCAGGGTAGTGCGTGCGTCTACACTTAAGTTCTATAAATAGTTTTGCTTCTTCTGATGTGCAATCAAAGCCATCATATTCTTCGGGGGAGTGAACGAGGTCGGGGAACTTCTCTGCCTTAAGCCAGTCGAACAGTTCCTGTTCTTTCATTTATCCCATTTCCCTCGCAATACTAACAGTGCAATTATACCATAGTTTGCCAAGTCTTTGAAGGAATCTTCAAGCGGTTCGTGCTGTGCCTGTGACCCGCTATCTATCAGGTTGTTAATGCGTGCCGTCTTGTCGTGCATACGCACACGCAACCCATTGAGAGGACCACCTGGTGAATCAGATATATTCTTTGGACCGTAATCCCTGTGCTTGCTTAGGAGTAGTTCACCTAGTTCAGTTAAGGTGTCCCAGACTGCTTGTTCAAAATCGGTACGTGAATGTTGACTGACAGCATCTCGCCCTCCACCGTGTAACTCTTCACGTTGAGTCCGAGTCCTGCCAAGTGGGTTATAATCTGCCATATCTCTTCACGCTCCGCCTTCTTCATCTGTATCCTTTGATAGTAACTTCTCAAGGTTCTGTTCTAAGTTCTGCATAGCAGACTTAACAACCATATCCTCAACTAATTCGTCAATCATATCGAATCCCATCTCCGCTGCAAACAGCGTGATGTAGGTGGACTGCGATATTAATTCAATCTGTTCTGGTTCATCTGAATGGTTGTACATAAATCTAAGTAACGACCCAAGCAATAACTTCATACCATTAGGTAGCAAGTAGTAAGGGTCAAACTCTTCATCCTCTTCCAGAGTGTGGTCTACCAAGTCGAATGAGTTATCGAACTGAGTATCACAGTCGTGGCAGTAGGCTTCGGGTGGTTCTTCAGGGTCGAACTCGTTCAATTAAATATCCAGTTTTTCGTGGAAGTATCCAGCCCCCGCTTGCACGAACATTGAATTAACATCTTCCCCTTCAGGAAGTTGGACGATAGTAACTGGTAGTTCGCGGGCAAGACCCTTGGCGAATTCTGTACCTGGTTGGTCACCATCTGCAAAGATGAATACTCTTTCAAAGTCTGCAAGCAATCGTGTGTAGTGCTTCTTCCAGGAGTTCGCTCCAGGTACACCAACACAAGGAATGCCAACACAATAACTGAGAGTAATAGTATCCAGTTCACCTTCACACACCCCTATAAAATCTCCTGCTTGTTCAACGTCGAGCACGTTGTACATTCTAGTTTCAGCACCAGTCATACCCATATACTTGGGTTCAACTGCGGGGTTAAGGCTTCTGAATCGTAAGTCTACTACACCTGTCTTGGTTATATACGGTATGGCAAGGCGTCCAGAGTACTGCTCGTGTCCAACTTCAGGTTCCGAGACTACGCCTAATGACGCCAGACGTGCTACTTCCTGACTGATTCCTCTGCTTGCGAGGTAATCGTATGCCAGATGAATACTTTCCGCGTACTTCTTGGTGGCTTTGCCCAGTAATTCCTTCTGCAAATGTCCGTGCTTCATTTATATTTACTCTCTCCTGTTGCGCTATGAGTTGTAAACTGTTGCCTTGAATGCCACAGGCAAAGCATATAAAGATATTTTTATCGAGGTTGGCGCTGCCAGATTGGTGCGTATCTGAATGGAACGGGCACTTGAGATTAACTTGCCCGTGTCCTTGTCGTATGTTCGCACCATAGTGACGCAAGACATCTGCGATGCTTGGCAAGTCATTGTCAATCTTTATCACCTGACTTCTCCTTCATCCACTGTTCTAAATCTTGAATGACCCAAGCATTTTCTATGCCAGAGTTGCGACGTTTAACTACAACATAATGCAGGGGTACTTCCGATATATCCCTAGCCTTAGCGTAGTTAACCGCCTCAACCTGTGCCTCTCGCCAAAACTCAGGAAGCGATAGGCTCTTCCTGTTTTTTAGTTCGAGTATGTATGTCCGTCCCGCGACCATACAAACCATATCACCTTCATCTTTTGCACCAGCCTTAGTAAGACGCTCAGCCATAGCACCCATCTTACGAAGCCACTTCATTACATCTGTTTCAAACTGAGAACCTTTGCGCCCATTAGGGTTTGCCATTACGTGGCACTCTTATCCTTACGCAAGATACGTTGTGCCCACGCTAAACCAGCGTTGAGTCCATCAGTCCACTCATCAGTGATGGGTACCTTGGCTGCTTCAATCTTCTGAACTAACTTCTCTGTCTCTTCTTTAATCTTCAGTACTACAAGAGCACGAGTCTCCTGTGACATATCGTCTTCTTCTTCTCTAATCATTTCCTATCCGTTCTCTGGGATGTCTTCGACATACATATATTCAGGGTTAAATGATAGCCAACAAGTGAGGTTAGCGTTAGCATCGGCACGCCCATATCTATTCTTTACAGGAGCAATAGCCATAGAAGTACCAACGATACCAAGAGTACAGATAAGAGCGGGGAGTTGAGCCACCTTCCCTTGTAGCGCAGAACGTGGTTGACAAGGGGTACCCAGTACACCTTCAGAAGTATGGTGGAGAACAATAATCCCAGCGTTAGTAGCACGAGCAAGATACTTTAACTCCTTCATAATGGCACGCATAGAGGCGAACTCTTCGCCACCATCTGTTGCTATATCCATAAGGTTATCAACGAAGACAGCCTCAGGTGGTACACCCCATAGTTCCTCAAAGGCTTCCACTTCTTCAAGGATATCTTGCAGGGTAGGTGAAGATTCAAATGACCAGACGATGTGGCTTGCCTTCTGAAGCACAGCCTTAGTCCAACCAGTATCTGTATTCATTAGGTGTTCAACATCTGTCTGATTCTTACCGCTAATCATTGATGCTAGGCGCATAGCCATAGTGTGTGCATTAGTATCTGCTGAAACGTACAGAGTAGGAACGTGCATACGAAGGGCTAAAGCCAGTGCTAGAGTGGACTTTCCGACCCCTGGTACACCAGCAAGCATAGAGACTTCTGCTCTACGAAATATAATTTTGTTTGCATCAAATGTTTTGAAACAACTGGGCAATGGTTCGCCACCTATGTCGGCTCTGCCAACACTTCTTACTAATGTTCTCATCGACTCTCCTGTCTAGTGTTATAAGTGGGGCAGCCACCTTCCCCGATTAACTACCCCACTTATAATTCTTATTTAGTTTACTGGCTTACATTGGTCGGGAGTTCCCTGAGGTGTCGGGCAAGCCCAGAAAGCGTAAGGCTTCCCAGTTGTCTTGCTCATTCCCTGTCGGAATATTCTCGCGCCGTGTACGCACGTTGGTGTTGTTGGATGCGCCGATGCGCTCTGTTGGGTGGGTGCTGGTGCCCCACCGAATGGATTGTCCGCCTGGGTTTGAGTTAAGAATCCAGGTTGCGTTGTGTTTGTAGTGGAACTCTGCGTTGATAAAGGGAGCACGGTGTAAGCACCTGCTACCTTCTTAGATACTGCTGCAATCTGAGTTGAGTAATCGCCAATGCCTTCTAGCAATACACTCAGTTCATCTGCACTACCTGCACGTACGTTAATCAAATCTCCATTAGGAGACTTCATAGAAACTTGTAGTTTCCAGTCTTCGTTTGTCATTTGTGTTCCTTCTTAGTGAATTGGCAGTGTTCTTTTAAGCCACAGAAACTGCACGATTGTAGGTTCGGTAGAAATATACCAGCCTTGCGAGCCTTGTCAAAGCCATCCACGAAATATTCAAGGGTGTCTAAGGTATATCTACTTAGGTCAATCATCTCTCCTGTCCCCGATTCACGAGACATCCAGTAGTTTCCTAGATTGACTGGAACTCCAATCATCTGTTCGACTCCTACTTTGTAGAAGCCTAACTGAAGGTCAGAGGTTGGTCGTGTGCGTGAAGTCTTAAGGTCGACAATCACAAGTTGTCCGTTAACCTCAAAGATTCTGTCAATGAACATCTTCACTGGCACGCCTGCTATGACTGGGTTTAGTTCCAACTCAATGGCTCTGGCACCTTGAGGTGTAGTCCAAATTTTCCAGTCAGGGTTGTTTTGTCTCCACTTGATGTAGTTGTCTACCCAAACAGAGCCATTGATATTCCACCAGTTACCGTCTTCCTTGTTAGGATTTTCTTTGGTGGCTCGACCTGCACGACGTGCAGTCTCAAGATTTAGTCCTTCAGTTTCTTTAGCCCAGGCTTTCGCCCACAATTCATTCGTTGTCGTAATCATACAACTCCGTTGCGTAGTGGAAAGCGCGTCCTCCTGCTGACCAGATGGATGGTTCCTCAGGAACCTGAAGCAGTCGACCTAAGTAGTACTGATAACCACAGGTCAGATAAGTTGTAAATGCTGAGTAAGATATATGCTCAGGTAAGGTGTAGTCGTTGAGTTTAATCATCGAGGAAGTCTGCTAAATAGTCGACTTCTTCACGTAGTTCTACTACTGATTCTTGTAATTCTTCCAAAGCAAAGGTTAATTGTGCTACTAGGAAAGCGATATCATCGTGCTCTTCTTCGTGCCTCTTAAATGGATTCCACATAGTTACTCCTGTCGGTAGTTTAGATAGACCCCCTCAGAGGACAGGAGGTGACTCAATGAGGGGACCTATCTAATATTCAGTTGATTATTATATATAATATATATATATATTATATAGGCGCCTAGCGCCTTATATAGTTTTTATTATTAATAATAATTTAAGTATACACATACCCTGACCTGATGGGAAGTATTCGACACGCCGAGAATGACAAATAACCCCCCACCAGTAGGTTAATACCTACCGATGAGGGGCTAAGTGTCTCTATCGCCCCGCTAGGGGCTTAAATGGGGTGGTTCTAGGCTACTTCTTGCGACCAAACTCAGGTGAGTTAGTGTCCAAAGCCTTCAGCACTGGTCCTACGAAGCCTGCTATGAATGCCATAGACAACTTCTTAGGGTCGTGCTCTCCTGCCATATACAGTGCGGTTACAGCGGTTGCTGCAGCACGGAAGTATGACAGTCCGATTTGCTTTAGTTTCTCTGTGTCGAACATATGTTCTCCTTATGACTTAAAGACTGGCTTCCCGAACCCTACTATATAAACAGGTAGGGACCGCTTCAGGGCTGAGCCATTCTTTGCTTTGTATGCACGCTTCTTCAGGCAGACTTGCCCTCCGTTGCGCTGGTCACCCTTCTTGTCAGGTGCTGTGTTGCCTTCGATGGTGATTACAGTTCCATCTCCGTTGTCTCGTACCACGATACCAACGTGACTAATGCGGTCAATGCCATCGTTAGGAAAGTCAAAGAAAACAATATCGCCAGGTAGCGGTGTTGCTTCATTTACTTTTTCCCAAGCATTCTTTTTAATGAACGCTTGTGCTCCCGCCAACGTGCCGACCACATTAGGAATCTTAAGTCCCACTTCATTTGCACACCAATTCACGAATGAGCCACACCAAGGGAGGAAGTTAGCCTTGGTATAGGCTCCATACTTTGTCTCGTTTTCTTTAGGTCCTTCGATAACACCGATTTCCTCACGGGCTACCTTGATAAAATCATTACGTTGTCCCATTACTCGTTCGCTTTCTTGTCAACCTTAGCAAAGGCTTCGTTGATTTCTTCTGCCGATAGGTGCCCATCTGCTAGGTAGAAGCGTGCCAGTGTCTCAAGCACACGTGCTGCACCAAGGGCGCCAGCCAGTACTCCTGCCTGCCATACTTCAATACCCACAAGAGAACCTGCTCCAATAACTCCGAGAGATTCTGCTGCGATAACAGCAAAAATTCTCATCATTACACTTTTGAATGTATCCATTAATCATCCTCTGAGTTTCTTAGTTTGTATGTCACTCCCCAGATGACTGTTGAGATTGCAATTGCATACCCAACAACCGTCTTGGCAGAACCGTCGAGGACTACCCAGGCAATGAACATACCTAGTAGAGTCCACAATTGATTTGCTATATCTGAAAAGAATTTCTTCATTATGGTTTTCTCCTGTATGCTGCAGCGCCAGCAGCAGCGGTTACTGCAGCCTGTCCAGCGATTTGACCTACGATGACAGCAGCAACAACAGTCTTCTCAGACTCTGCTCTTTCTTCATCACTCATATCTGCTCCAATGGAAGCAATTGCTAAGAGTGCTTGTGCTGGGTCAGTAAAGATTGCGTTGATTAATTCTGCTGGGTTCTCAAGGACTACCAGCGCAGCAGCAACTTCTGCTGTGATAACAACTTCGTTTCCATTCTCATCTTGACGAACTTCAACTGGTGTCTCAGGTGGCAGGTCCGCATAAGTAAGACCTGCTTCTTGAATGGCTTGCGCTGTTACTGGTTCACCTTGCGCTGCTTCAATAAGCGCGTCTGCTACTACTTCTCGTTCCTCTGGTGTAGAATCTTCTGTAGCCACAACTGGTGGCTCAGGTTCTACTGCAGGAGGTTCGGGTGCGATATCAATTATTTGTTCTGGTTGAGGTTCTGGAAGAGGCTCTGGCAAAGGCGGAATCTCTACTGGAGGTTGTTCCTCTAGAGGAGGTTCAACTGGAATTTCGGGTGCAACTTCTTCAACAGGAGGTGCAGGCGGTTCTTCGACAGGCGCAGGCTCTGCAACAACTGGTGGCTCTTCAACAGGAACAGGTGGTTCAGGAGCAGGTTCAGGTATCACAGGAGGCGGGTCAGCAATCGCAACAGGTTCAGGCGCAGGTGCTGGAGCAGGCGCGACGGGTGTTGGTTGAGGCTGAGGCTCAGGTTGAGGTGCTGGCTGCTGAACAGGTGCGGGAGTTGGTTGAGGTTCCACTGCTGGAGGTGGAGTAGGCATAGGCACGGGTAAAGGCAAAGGTTCTGGAATAGGTTGTACAGTTACAGTTGATGTATCAGAAAGGACAGTAGATGTCTCTTGATTTACAACAGTTGGAGTATCTACTTGTTGAGTTGCAGTCTCGCTTGGAGAAGGACTCGGAACTGTGGTTGCAGTATTCGTATCTGCTGGAGCAGTCGGAGTTAAACTCGGAGAAGGAGTTGACTCAGGCGAAGCGGATGGT